GCACCCCTGCCGGCCACATCCACAGCCTACACACCCGCTAGGCGTGTGTCAAGCGCTCGTGTGTTGATTGTGCTGGCGTGGCGTTGCGATGCGGGATCACAGCAGATCCGTGATCGCTCGGATCGCCTCCTCCTTGCCCTTCGCCACGATCACCCGATCACCGATCCCCCGCAGGTACTCATGCCACCGGCGCTGGTCTGGCGAGACGGTCCCGCCGTCGGCCCGCTTGAACTCGATCCACAGACGCAGCGCCGGCACATGGAGGTCCGGCACGCCGCGCGTGACGCCCTCTGCTTTGAGCCGGGCACCCTGGCTGGCTCCACGGTGGCCACCGTTGGGGATCGCGTACAGCCACACGTCTGGGTGCGTCTGGCGCATCCACTGGACGAACTCCCGTTGTTCCTCGTGCTCTGTTTTCATCAGAACGGAACCTCATCCTTCCAGTCGGGGCAAGCGTTGGGGGTTTCGGCGAAGTCGGCTGGCGGAACCTCGCCGTGAACGCCGCAGACACCGGTGTGGGCGTCCATGTTGAAGCAGTTGAAGCAGACGCGTGGCATGCGCTCGCGCAAGCTGCGACACTCGTCGTCCCAGATTCTCAAGGCTTTTGGTCGGTCCATGTTCTCCTCGTGATCGTGTGGAACTTCCCCTCTGTCGTGTAGCGGATCTCAGCTGGCGGCGGGGCGGCGTTGAACGCCTCGCACACGGAGTCCAGATCGCCGTTGGCGATCAGGTCCGGCGGCAGGTGGCCGGCCACTTCCTGCGCCATCTTCACCACCGTCGTCCATGCCTTGCGCCCGGCGAATCCATCATGAAGCACCGTCAGATACTCGATGACGGGCTTGTCGCTGAGGCAGCCGTAGTAGGTCACCGTCAACATCTCCTTTCCGTTCCTGCTCATCTGCCGGCGCCACTTCCATTCGGTGACCTCAAGCGTCTGGACGTCGTCGGGGTTGATGCCGAACACCATGTCCGTATCCACGAGGTCGGGGCGCTCGGCCTGTCCGCCTTTCTCCTTCACAGGGAACTGGTAGCCGCAGGCCGGGCAGACCATGACGTGGATGGGCACGAGCTCGGCGCACTGCTCGCACACCTTCACCGGCGCTTCGCCTGACCCGCCCGGTCCTTTCACCCTCGGCGCCGTGATGACGCCGTGTTGCGCCACGAGGCCGGCGAAGTCCAGAACGAGGCAGTCGGCCTTCCCTGGCGCCTTGCGCAGCCCGCGCCCCGACATCTGCATGTAGAGGGCAACGGACATCGTCGGGCGGCAGAACGCGATCAGGTCGACGCCGGGGGCGTCGAAGCCGGTGGTCAGCACGTTGGCGTTCGTGACCGCCGTGATCTTGCCGGCCTTGAAGTCGGCGAGGATGCGTTCCCGCTCGCACTTCGGCGTGTCGCCGGTGATGCACTCCGTGACAACGCCACGGGCGCGGAGGGCTTCGGCCATGTGCTCGGCGTGGCGGACGCCAGTGCAGAAGATCAGCCACGACTTGCGGCCCGTGGCGTTGGCCACGATCTCGTCGGCCACCACGGCGTTCTGCTCGCTCGTGTCGACGAGGTCCTGAAGCTCGGACTCGATGAACTCACCGCCACGCTTGTGGATCGACGACGTGTCGAAGCGCTTTTGCGTCGCCTTGCATCGCAGCGGCGACAGGAAGTCGCGGGCTAGAAGTTCCTCGATGCTCACGGGCTCAACGAGGCCGTCGAACAGCGCCGGCTTGTCGGTGATGAAGCCGTGTCCGAGCCTGTAAGGAGTTGCAGAATAGCCCACGACGCGCATCTGGGGATTCTTCTGCAAGAGTTCGCCGATGAAGCGGCGGTAGCTGCCTTCGTCGTCGTGGGCGATGGCATGCGCTTCGTCAACGATACAGAGGTCGATGTGGCCCACGTCGTCGGCGCGGTTGCGGATCGACTGGATGCCGGCAAACGTGATCGGCTCGCCAAGATCACGCCTCTTCATGCCGGCGTGATAGATACCCATCGGCGCCGCCGGCCACACGGCGCGCATGCGCTCGGCGTTCTGCTCGATGATCTCCTTGACGTGGGAGAGCATGAGAATCCGCGTCTCGGGCCACTCCGTCACGGCTTCCTTGCACATCGTGGCGATCACCACGCTCTTGCCTGCGCCCGTCGGGAGCACAACGCACGGATGGCCGCTGTTCTGCGCCATCCACTCCCACGTCATGTCGATCGCCCGGCGCTGGTAGTCCCTGATCTTCACGGCTTCACCATGTGGTCGTGCGTCTCATAGTCGGTGCAACCCATCCGCTGGTTGGCGACGGGGATCGGCTCGAAGTCGTGGCGCTCACACCGCCAGGTGCCGTCCTCCTTCGCCGTGCTGTGCGCGCACGTCCGGCACGATCGCGGCACATCGCGGGTTGCCGGCTGGTGGCAGAACGAGTGCGCCGGGCAGACCTTGCACTTCCACCACGACGGGTCATGCGACAGAGGCGGCGGCATCTCGTCGACGATGGCCAGCCGCTTGCCCCGTGCGATCGCCTTCTCGGCCACCTCGGCGTCGTACCTGACCCGCTCCGTGTAGATTCTGTCGTCGTCCTTGCACACGGCGAGGTACAGCGCCCGGTCGATGCCTGTGCCGTGCATGTAGCACTGCATCTGGACGTAGTGGCGCGGCTTGCTCTTCTCGACGCCGTGCTTCTCGAGGTCGTCGAACGACTTGGCGCTGTGTGTCTTGAACTCGGCGATGTGGGGCTTGCGTGGTGCCTCGGGGACGCCGGACCGGATCACGGCGTCGATGCTGCCGGACACATGGCAACCGAAGTCCACGCGCTGCTGCTCGCCCTCGTCGATGACGCACCCGATCGCGCGGAGGTCGCCGAGGATGACTGGTTCTTCGCGGTGGCCACGACGGAACAGACGGAGCATGCGCCCGGAAAACGGCTCGACGACAGCCCACCGGAACTTGAGCCAAAGATAGCGATCGCAGTCGGCGCCAAGCTCGCTGCACCCCATGTGCGGGCGCGGTGGCTCCTGGCGGGCCTCGTGGTAGCGGTCGATCGCCTCGGCGGTGAGGCTGCGCGGTGGAGGGATGGGGGCCATGGGAGAGTCCAAAGGAAACCCGGCGCCAAGGGCGCGCCGGGGGTGTGGTGGTTACCGTTCGACGTCCGTCCGGATGTACGCCTTCGTCGCCGACTGGTGGGTCCAACCTTCCGGGTCGTTCCATGCCTTGCGGGCCGGTTCGATGGCGCTGGCAATGGTCGCGAGGTGCTCGGCGATGGATTCCAGCGCCTCAACCTTCCGGCGCTCGAGGATCTCGGCCTCCGTCTCGTTGCTTGGCCCGCTCACTTCTTCCCCCACGGCGGCGACTTGGCACCCGAGGCCGGCGCGGACGAGGTCGACGGAGCTAGCGCAGCACCGCCCATCGCCTTGTACCCCTTCACCTCGTTCTGGGAGCCGTACTGCTCGGACTCCTTGATGACGACCTTGACCGAGACATGGCGCCCGATCAGCTGGTCGGTGTCCTCGAGGCGGGGGAGGCCGACGGCGCGCATGAGCTCGCCGAGCTGCTGCGCCCCGATCTCCTCGGCCTTCGGGTTCGGGTTGCGCAGGTTGATGTTCGAGAACAGCACCCGGCCCTGGTGCGACGGCCCGGTCACGTCAAGCCGCATCTTGATGTACGAGCCGGTGCCGGCGTTGGTCTTTTTCACCTCGGCCTGCGAGATGGTGACGGCGTACCAGCCGGCGGGGATGGGGGCGAAGTCGCGATCGCCCTTCGGCAGGTCGTCGGCGACGTAGGTCATATCGAGCTTGGCCATGTTCAGTGCTCCTTCTTCGTGATGCTGAAGCTGGGTCGGCCCGGCTTCGCGGTGATCGCCCCGGTCAGGGGCTTGGTGATGGACTCGTCGGCGCGGTCCCACGCCTTCGCGTTGATCTCGGCCTTCCAGCGAAAGAGGGCCGACAGGTGATCGGTCAGACCCGCCTCGCGGGCAAGCTCTTGCAGGGCGTCGGTGTCGACCTTGCGATCGATGCGCCCCACGATCTTGACCTCGACGTCGTCGAAGTCGCGCCTCATGGTACCGTCGAGGTCTGCGGGAACCTTCAACGCGGCGGCGATCTGGTCCTCGAGGTCGCGGCGGCGTTCCTGCGCCGTGCGCTCGGCCTCCTTGGCCTGCATCCATGCGTCGAGAAGGGCTTTCACGCGGCACCCCCGATCTTCGCGATCAGCCGCTTCAGGTCGTACGGCTCCCACATCTCGAGGCGCCCTGACCGATCCTTGGCGTGCCACACGCCGTCGTCGTGGCACTGGAACACCCGCTCCACCGTCTCGCCGGTGCGGTGCACGCGGACCACGAGAACCTCGTCAAAGTAGTAGGGCAGGTCCGCCGTCAGCTTCTTGCCCGGCATGCTGGCGACGTAGCGAAGCTCGCCCATCTCCGTGGCGCCCTTCTCCACCTTGGCGGTCATGACGACGTGACGCTCTGGCAGGTCGCGGAAGGCGCGGATGACGCCGGCCATCTTGTCTTGCATCTCGCCGTACGCGGCGCGCGGGTCTTTCGATCCCTTCGGCGACTTGCGCTCGCCGGCCAGCACAACCTCGGCGATCTCGGACAGCGAGTCGATCCCCACGGCGTGGAACTGGCGCGCCTCGGCGGACTCCGTGAGCCACGCATAGGCTTCATACAGGTCGTCGATGCCGTTGATCGTGATGTAGGGCTTGTCGCTGTCGCGGATCGACAGCAGACCTTCTTCTGCGGACAGGATGACGATGTCATCCATCTGGGCAAGCGCCCGGGTCTTGCCGGCGCCGGACTCTCCCGGCACCAGAACCTTCACAAACGGCGCGGACAGACTGCCCGTGCGCTTGAGCGAAATGGCCATGCGGCCTCCTCTTTGTGGCGCGGTCCGGTGATCGGGTTGCGCCGTCTGTGCTGGACTTTAGCGACCCCATATGGAATGTCAAGGGCACAAACGGAGGAACCGATGACCGAAGATCAGATCCGGGAGGCGCTGCGGGACAGGAAGTTGTCCGTGGTGGCCGATCGCACAAAGCTGTCAGAGAACACGCTGTGGCGGTTCATGAATCGCAAGGTGAAGCCCCACCGCGCGACGCTGGCCATCCTCGAGGCGTACCTGAGGTCCACCAATGGCTGATCTCACCCGCTTTTTCGGTGGCGCCTTCGTCCCCGCCGACCCCGGCACACCCGAGGAACAGCTGATCCGCGCCATGGAGGTGGCCGGCATCGACCCGCCGGCATCCGTCTCGCTCGACGGCAAGATTCACCGCTTCAAGGCGTCACCCGGCAAGGAGAAATCCGGCTGGTACATCGCGTACGCGGACGGTGTACCGGCGGGTCGCTTCGGTGACTGGCGCACCGGCCTCGACGAGACGTGGCGCGCCGACATCGGGCGCCGCTTGTCCGCCGCCGAGGAGGTGGAGCACGCGCGCCGCATGGCCGAGGTGAAGGCCCAGCGCGACGCCGAGGCGGAGGCCCGCCACGAGGTGGCCAGCGACGTGGTGTCACGCATCTGGGAGGACGTGGCGCCGGCACCGGCAGATCACCCCTACCTGGCACGCAAGGGGATCAAGCCCCACGACCTCCGCGTCACGGGCGATGGGCGCCTCGTGGCGCCGCTCTACTCGCCAGAGGACGAGCTCGCGTCGCTTCAATACATCGACGCCAGCGGCGGCAAGCTGTACCACCCAGGTGGGCAAACCGGCGGGTGCTTCACCATGATCGGGGAGATGGATCCGGAGGGCGTGACGTACATCGTCGAGGGCTACGCCACCGGCGCCACCGTCCACGAGGTGAGCGGGCGCCCGGTAGTGGTGGCGTACAGCGCGTCGAACCTCGTGCCGGTGACGGAGCATTGGAAGGCCCGGCTGCCGGGGGCTGATCTGTGCGTCGTGGCCGATAACGACAAGTCGGGCGTCGGCCAGCGGTACGCCGAGCAGGCGGCGGCGAAGCACGGCGTGCGCTACGTTGTCCCGCCGATCTTGGGCGACGCCAACGACTACGTCCAAGCCGGCAAGGATCTGGCCTCCCTCCTCGCCCCTCGGGCGCCGGACTGGCTGATCCCGGCGGACGACTTCGCGTCTCAGCCCGCCCCGATCTCGTGGCTGGTGAAGGGCTGGCTTCAGGAGTCGGCCTTGATCATGGTCCACGGACCGTCTGGCGGCGGCAAGACCTTCGTCGTCCTCGACTGGTGCCTCCGCATGGCTGCCGGGGCTCGCGACTGGTTCGGATGCAGGGTCAAGCCCGGTCCGGTGGTCTACCTCGCCGGCGAGGGCCACCACGGCCTCCGTGGGCGCGTGGCGGCGTGGAAGGTCAAGCACGGCGCTCCCAAGCTCTCCATGTGGCTGTCGCGCGATGGGTGCGACCTCGACACCGCCGAGGGCTTGAACCGCGTCAAGGCGAATGTGATGGCCCTCGGGGTTCGGCCATCCCTGATCGTGGTGGACACCCTCCATCGGTTTTTGTCCGGCGACGAGAACTCGGCGCAGGACACCCGCGCCATGCTGGCGGCGTGTGGCTCTCTGATGGGCGACTTCGGGTGCTCCGTTCTGCTCGTCCACCACACCGGCGTCTCGGAGGAGGCGCAGGCCCGGGCTCGTGGCTCCAGCGCATGGCGCGGGGCCCTCGACATCGAGATCAGCGTCTCGCCGGCGAAGGACGAAAAGCCGATCACCATCACCCAGCGCAAGTCCAAAGACGCGGAGATGCTCCAGCCGGTCCATGGGAAGCTGACCAGCGTCGTGATCCCCGGGTGGGTGGACGAGGACGGCCAGCCGGTGTCATCAGCCGTGCTCGAGCAGGAGGATGCGCCGGCAGATGCGCCGGCTGAGAAGAAGGGGCTCCCGAAGCACCGCAAGGCGTTCGAGAATGCGTGGTGGGGCAGCGGGTGCGAGGTGGCCGACGGGTGCCCATACGTCAGCCGTGCGGCCCTGAGAAACCACCTTGAGGTGAATCTGGGCATGAAGCCGGCCAGCGCCAACCAGGCCACCAAGCCCGGTCAGGCCGGCAGCATGGTCCGCGAACTGCTCGATGCCGGGTTCATCAAGCCGACAGATCACGGCTGGGTGATCTGTGATCAGGAGAGATCCAGCGCCCTGATCTGTGCGAAACAGGCCGACTAGCGTGCGGTTTTTTGCCGCAGTTTTTGCGGGTGATTTCGCACGGTAGGGAGGTAGTTTTCTGGTAGTTTCCGGTAACTACCTACCGGGGGCGAGGCGGACCGAGGTAGTAGGTAGGTAGTGGGGGCTTAGAATAAGCCCCACTACCCTACTACCGACCGACGCGGCGAAGTTGACCTACCGGCAGAAGGATGGTTAGAAAGAGATCACACCGGATTGCCTCCACTCCCCCGGGCGGTGCGGTGAGCGCCTGCACCAACAGGATGCGCCGGACCCCGCCCCGCTGGCGGGGTTCTGGTTTTGTGGGGAGGACATATGTGCCGCTGCAACCCAGTATCCGACGAATGGGAAGCCCGCCTAGAGGGCCGGCGACCTGACCCGCTACCTGGTGAGGTGACGGGGCCGGCGTTCCTCGCCGAGGGCGACGAGTGGGCGCACGTCGTGATCTGTACCGGGTGCGCGGAGATCAGGGAGATCGACTAGATCCGGCTTCCCAACGCGCCACAAGCACAAACAACGCACAGACGCTTGACAGTAACGGTGGACGTGGGT